GACCCATTGAGGATCTTCATCTATTAATATAACACCAAACTCATCTTGTCCTGTTTTAGTTTTGCCTTTTTTATCAAACTCACTTTTCATTTGTATTGCTAATTGTTTGTTTAATTCTGCTAGAATATCTTTTAAAAAGTTTTGTTCTAAAAAATCTATATCTAAAGAACCAGCAAACTCGTCTTTTTCTTCTTCTAATAAATCAACTTCTAAATCATCAAACTTTAAGAAGTCAATATCTAAAGCATTAGCAACTACTTTTAATTTCTTTTCTTTTTCTTCTTGTTCTTCTATCTCTTTTGGTTTACTAACAACTAATAAGTTATTAATCATATTTTCATCTAAACCTAGTATGACAGGTTTTAGAGGTTTACTTTCTGGTGTTGTCACTGTTGTTGCTTGAAATGCTTGATTCATAATTACAAAACCTGCGTCTGTCTCTACTGAAATTTCACCTACATAACACATGCCATCGCCATCACAACTAGGTAATAATATGATTGTTGATGAGCCTATCTCGTCAACTGTCATAGCAAAATCTGTACCTCTTACAGCTATCGTAGCAGTAGGTGTTTTAATTTTTACATTTTGTGCTGAGTTTTTTGCTATTTGACCACTGGCATATCTTACTGTGCCTAATGTTGCTTTTAAAGATAATGAACCTGTCTTAGTATTAGGATCATAGATAAATTCATCAATTAATAATTTACTATGTTCAGTAACATCAACTCTTGTATCGTCAACAAACTCTATGCCTACTTTACCATTACCAGTTTTTACTGTATCATAAGAAAACACATCAAGGTTTTTTTGTACTTCTACACCTTGATCGCCGTCTTTCCTATCTATTACAGCATTACCTTTATGTAAAGTTACTTCGCCTATTGAAGCAAAACTATTTACGCTTGTTGCTAAAATCGTAAGGGTTAAGAGTATGAGCCCAATTATAAACCGAAATGTTAGCATATAAAATAATACCGAAGAATAAAATTATGTTTAAAGTTCCTGTATCCATTAGTCTGTTTGTGATATATCAATATCTGCGTTATCACCACTTGTTGTTAGAGTTATCATTTGGTCATTGACACCACTTTGAGTTATATCTACATCTGCGATACCACCTGTATGAGAGTGTATTAAAGTATGACCTACTACATCACCATTACCATCTATGTCAATTAAATAATTGTTTGTGTCACCATTTATTGTAATTCTTAATATAGCACTGTTACCATCTACCGTAGCAGCAACTACGTTAGAATCTGATCCTGATTGACCAACTATATCTGCGTCAATAGCAGTTGCTGATGATGTTTGACCTATATCTAAATCAATATCATTTGAATTACCTATGAAACTAATTACAGCATTAGCACTTCCACAAGAGCTATTATTACCTGTACTATCACAATTTAAATCAACGTCATTTGAATTACCTTGTAAATTAATCTGACCAGTATAAGTGGCACCATTAATTTGATATTTAATGACGTTTGAATTACCAACTTGATCTATATCCAATATAGTCGTAGCACCTGTTGATGTTGAAGCTGTGCTTGAATTACCAACGGTGTTATTCTGACCATCTTGTGTAATATCTAAATCAAGTGAAGCACCTGATTGTGTTACATAAATGTCGTTAGCGTATGATAAAGAAGTCATCAACATTAACATAACGACACTAATTAGTTTGAACATTTTTGTGTATTCCTAGTTTTTCTTTTTTAAATTTCCAATATTGTTTCTGTTCACCTGCGTGAATAATCTCTAAAACAGCATATTCTATTGCTGTTCTTATAGCATATGTCACAGGTTCATTTACTGCGACACCTTTTTCTAATTCTATTGCCTTTGTATTCATATCTACAAAGGTAAACACGTCACCACCTTTTGAGTGACTAGCGATAGTTTTAGTGACCTGTGTTGTTAATAATATCTCACCTGTTTGTACAGATACAAGTCTCATAGCAACTGTGACTTGATCTACTCTATAAGATTCACTAACACCAATACCTAAGTATCTAGCACCTTGACCACCTGTTTGTATATTACTATCAAATCCTACTATACCACCTTCTATAATAAGACCAGCGAACAATAAAGGTTTTAAAACATTACCTACGTTTTGTTCGCCATCGTATAATTCTCTTGTACTTCTAATCAATTGTCTTTCTTTGACTAGATTATCTAAACCTTCTCTCTCAACAACTTGAAACCAATCACCACCTGATACTTTTTTCAATGCGTCTATGACAAATAAACTAGCACCTTGTGTTACAGCAGTTGATAATTGAGAAAATTTTGTACTAGGTTTACGTTGACCTGTTTGATCTGTAAATCTATAAACTGCTATTGTTATAATAGGTTGATTATCTAAATCAGGTAAGTTAATAAGTCTATTACTTGTTGTTGTGCCTTCAACAAAAGGTGCTTTACCCTTGTATATTTCATACTCTTTATTTGTAGCACATCCTGATAAAATCAGACCTAATAATATAACTAAAATTTTTTTCATATTTAAAACTTAAAGTCGCCCAACGGTACAGTCATAGTTGTAGTTGTACCATCCACGTCAGTTATTGTTAATGTAATTATTTCTGTACTTGTATCTTTTACCCAATAAATTTGAGCACCTTCAACAGTTGCTGTACCACTTGTAGGACAAGTAGTTGTACTACTATCACATGTAGTACCAAACATATTGTCAACCAATTGTTTAGATAGGTTGGCATAAATTCTACTTTCAACGTTAGTTATAAACTTGTTGATAGTTTTGTTTTTTTCTGCTCTTTCAGCGGCAGCCTTAGCAGATTTTATATCATCTTCAACTCCCTCTTTTCTCTGTACTTCTAACTGATTTAGAGATAGAACATGTTGAGAATATCCATTGCCGCTAAACGATGGATTTTTAAATTCGTGTACTAATTCGGATGCCAGTAAACTATGTTCAAGGATGAATGTAAGGATCACTACTAACACCACTTTAAATGATGTTTTCATACTACTATTTATAATTAATCTTGTTTAGGATTTTTCTTTTCGTTTTCTTTTATAGTCAAAATAGTGTTTAGTTTTGACTTTAATCTTATTAGATCATTGTCTAATCGTCTTATCTTATCGAGTAAACTTATGAGAGCTTTTGACGCCTCACTTAGTTTTTGTGTAATCTCTCTTGTTATAAATGTATAAATGAAATAGATAAACCAACCCATGGCAAGGGCAGCTAAAGTAGCAAAGCCATACTGATTTAGTATTTCAATTATAGTCATTAATCTTTTCTTGCGTCATCTTTGCCATCTGATCTAGCAATTCTTTCTAAATCAGGTTTCAACTCTAATGCTGATGAAACTAAAGTATCTATGTGTATCAAATCATTGTTCATTGTTTCAATTCTATTTTCTAAACCCATAATAATACCATGTAGACCTTTTACTGAACCTACAACACCTGCTAATATATATTTTAAAATAATATAGATAAACACACCCATAACTGAAGCTGAAGCTACAGGTAAACCAAACTCAATTAGTATTGTAAAAAATAAATCCATTACTTAATGTATTTTTTCATTGCTAGGTAGATACCATAACATACAAATAAGTAAACTGTCGCTACGCCAACATCTAGTAAGTGTTCTCTCATATGATAGATAAACTCTATACCTGCTTGTACATCGCCCATACTACCTGTGCCTTCATTAATAGTAATATTTTTAGTACCATCAAAATTTTCAATTGTTTGTTCCATTTAAATTCCTATTCTAATATTAAAGACTTTATTGTTAATGACCCGTCAATATTTTCTTCAAGCTTAGCTTTACTTTTTATACATTGGTATCTTACGCCCTCTGAATACTGCCTCTCTGCTACTCTTTTTCCTTTTAAACATTCGGAAAGACTTGGCTGTATTCTATGCTCCTTGATTTCAGAATTGATTATCATTAATAAAGCCACTACTGTTTCTATCATGCCTAGTGTCCGTTCTTAATTTCTCTATCAGCATCCTTTAATTTCTCAATATCAAGTAACATCTTTTCTACATCTTTTTGTAGTCTTTCAATGTTAACTTTATTTGTCATATTTTGTTCAAGGTTTTTTTCTATTTTTTCTACCGATTTATATAAGTCCTCTATCAGCATAAATTGCTCACCATCGGCAGGTAGAGCCCCCATTTCGCCTCTCGGCCATTTGATTCTAAACTCTGTATTTTTTTGTAAATCGTTTTCTATTCTTTCAACGTGTCCTTGCATATCTTTTTCTTGTAGTTGAGATTTAGTCTCTAACATTGTGATACGCTCTAGCACGCCAAAGTATGCCCAAACACCTACAGCTACAGCACCGATTATAGCAAGCATGTTTCTAACAGGCATACTAATAGCAGTGTTATCTGATATATCTAATCTATTTTTGCTCATTTTTTTCCTTAGTCGGCTCGTAATACTCTTTATACTTATCTAATAAGTCGTTTGTAATCTTTAATTGATTTCTAATACGAGCAAAGTTTTTAGCTAGTAATTCAAAGTCTTTATCTGTTAGACCCCATAAAACAGGATCAATACCTTGTTCTTCTAGTTTCTTAAATACTTCGTCTGCGTTCTCACTAGTAATAATAATCCATCTTAGATTTTCTAATTGTAATGGTGTAGGTTTCTCTAAATTAAGTTCCTGTCTCTCTACTTCTTCTTTGAAGATAGTAAGTTTTTTAACACCAGAACAACTAGTAAGGAACGTAATTAGGATTAGCGATACTAGGACACTCTGTATTAATTTCAGATTTCTTTGTAGCATTTAACTCTTTCTCAGTTAATGGTGATCCACTTGCGATCTCAATACATCTTGTAGCAAGTGCTGAAGCACCGTTTGTTATTCTTTCTATCGCCTTTGTTTTTGCGATAGCCAGTTTACCTACGTCTCTATTCTTCTTATTAAATCTTTTATCTAAATCTTCTAAGTCTTTTTTTAGAACAGAAACTAGTTCATTCATTTTTTTGTTAGCGTCTAGTATTTCTTGGAAATCTTTCTTTTGATTTTCTATGAGAGTTTGTTGTTCAGCGACAGCTGATTCTAATTTGACTTGATTTGCTTTTAATATAGCATTATCTGATCTTAACTTCATAACATACACGCCAGCACCTACTACAGCACTGGCGAGTATTCCAATTAAAAATAATCTAATACCTAACATTGTTAGTCTTTCTTACAAATGGATATGATCCCCCATATTACAGCAGCCCATGCTAAAATGTTAACAAATGGACCTCCTAATATGATTAAACCACCTAGTACAATCAGACTTGCGCCTGACCAACTTGACATTTCTTTTGCTCTATCTTTTAACCAATTCATAAGTTCTCCTTATTTCTTTTTATCGTTCTTTCTATGACCATTCCAAGCAACCCAACCACCTAATCTTAGTGACCAGTATGCCAGATAGTTCATAAAATAGAAACCGTTGACTTCTATATTAATATCTCTAAAGATTTGATCTGCTTTCTTTTGATCTACTAATAAAAGCGAACCTTTTTTGTCGGTTCTTTTCAAAGCGGAATATTTGTACATATAATCATGTACTAAACCACCTACTAATAATACACCCACTGGTGAGAAAAATGTTCTCAAAAATTTCGGTATACTAGCACCGTCAAATTGAAAACCAGCAGGTATAATATATTCGTTGCCGTTCATTCTATATTTCCAATCTTGTGTTACTACCCAATTTCTAGTAGAGAGTAGCCACATTACAATACCTTTCCAAAATCCTTTACCTTTTGTAGCGATTTTAACAGGCTGTAAATGTGGTAATTCTTTATAGGCAAAAGTTATTCCTGCTTTCCTTTTATCTAATAGGTTTATAATAAAACCTACGATCACTAATATAATTAAAAGTGACCATTGCCAAAACTTCATTGCCATAGCGATTAATAGTTCCATATTTAATCCTTACTCTTTTTATTTGTATCTATATATCTTTGATATACTTTATGGGCTTGACCCAAATCTTTTTTCTTTTCTGGATCTTTAGCTCTTTGACTAGCAACTTTTGCTCTTTGTGACATAGCGATAGCCGCTTGCATTTTGTGAGCATGTGTTTTACCAGAACCTTTTATTTTGTTTACTGATTGTCTTGCTTTAGCACCGTCAGTAAAACCTAAACCATGTATTGTGCCTCTAGGATTCTCATCTGTATATAAATCACTATGTTTGTCTGACCCAGCTTTTTGACCAGGCTTTCTAGGTATTCTTTTTGCGTCTTCACCAGCAAACAATGGTGATTTTACAGTTGACATTGTTTTTTTAAATGCCTTATCTCTAAATGATTTAATTTTTTTACCTAACTTTTTTAATTGATCTTTCATTTTATCAGTTGATCTATTAGCTTTTAACATAGGTTTTATTGTACCTACACCTTTTGTTGTATAGTTAGCGTGTAAACCTACACCTCTGCTATCTTTACCACCTTGACCTTTAGGTGGCACATCACCTAAACTAGTGATAGGTGTAATATTATCAGAAGGATTACCTAGTCTAACACCCCCTACATAGTTTAAATATTCTTTAAAAGTTTTCATTAATTATCTACCTTAGCGCCTGCTCGCCATTGATAACAAGACCAGTATCTAGCTTTTGTTTTAGGACCTGGATTATCACAATTATGCCTTGCTCTAAAGCTTCGTCTTCTAGCAGGATCGTCTCTTTTAATTGACAGACCTGTTGTATCGCCAAAAGATACCTTCTTTACTTTATCGCCATCTTTAACATAAACATAAAACTTTTTAGAACCACCTCTAATTGGGTCGTTTAATTTTACTTTTTTACCTTGATATTCTGCCTCTTGTATACCTTCAGCTTCATGTTCAAATATTACCTCATCACAAACTTTATCTATAGCTTCATATTCTTTAAATGATTTAGGCATTATATTTCTCCCTAAATGTTTTATATTCTGGCTCAACTTTTATTTCAGTCTTACCATAAATTTT